GGTTCAAAAGCATCAAGAGGAAGTTTACGAACGAAACGAGCTTTACCTTAAATCAAAGGGTTTTAGATGATGGATTTTATTATAGCCGCAATAGAAATTTTCGCATGGGTATCCGTAGTTTTGCTATCGCTCGGGATGGTGTTGACTATTTTCGTAGCGTTTAAGGCTTGGGAGTTCCGACAGGATGAGAAGAACGAGACGGTTAAATACACGATAATATGTGGGAAATGATGCCAACTCCGAAGCATAGCAAGCGAATAGCAGACAGAAAGCGTAAGAATAAGCAAATGCAGAACAAGACAGGTTCGCATGACTGGAAAGACTATGCACCGAAAGATGAAAACATATCAAACAATATCGAGATAAAAGGAGTTGATGATGCCAGTTAAAAAATGCACGACAAACGGAAAGAAGGGCTATAAGTACGGAGATTCCGGTAAATGCTATCCAGGTAACGCTGGCAAGTCCAAAGCCTCTGCACAGGGAAGAGCGATACAAGCAAGCAAGAAGAGAAAGAAATGAGACTAACAACAAGCGCAGAAGGACTACCAGTAATAGAGGATGATAATGGAGACATTATTAACGGAATAACTGGAGCAGAGCTTTCCGTTTCTCCTGATAGAGTAAAAGCGAAACTGGAAGTAAGTATTATAAATACAGACTTGTTTATAGACGATTGCAATTTCACGTTTGTATTGTCTGAATATATGAAAAAAGAAGACTTAATTAAATTAAGAGATTCTATAAATAAATCATTGGAGAATAAATAATGGCTAAATCTACACTAGAGATCAAGATAGATTCAAAGAAGATTGAAATGATCTCAGATAAAATAGCAGAAGGCATAAATGATGGCAAGATTGACATTGTGTATGCCGGAGAACTTGCTGCGCTTATCGCACATGCTTTAACAGTAGAAAATGAATAACTTAAGTGCATAGGAGAAGATAATGGAAAAGAAATACTCAAAGATATATAAAAAGACACACTATTATGAAAAAGTCTACGGTATAAACATCAACTTCGTGTTTGACGTAAAAGACTATAAGAAAATGTGCAAAAAAGACTTTGGCTATGAACACGAAGAGTATGAAATTGAATCTGTAAATGGCGATTGCATAAGCAACTTTCAAACTGGCGATGTGGCAATAGGTGTTTTTGTTGAAGACCATGGCGTTTTAGTTCATGAACTTATGCACGCATTTCTATTTATCGCAAAGATCAGGCATCTAAACCCAGACTATAACGCTGACAACGAATCAAGCGCATATTTATATCAACACCTGTTCAATGTAGCACTAGAGCGAATGAATAAGCATTATGGGAGATAGCAATGGCTAGATTAACCGATAAGCAAAGAGAGCAGATTTTAGCAGATTGGTCAACAGGCCAATGGAGCCAGAATCAATTATCAAAACGCTATTCAGTTTCACCAGCTACAATCAACAAATTATGCAAGGATGTAGAGCAACATAATGCCGATTTAGTGAATACACAAACCATGATAAACATTGACTTAGTTGGCAAAAGTGAAAGCGAAGTGAATAGTATTCACAAAGCAGTAGACGAACGAACAAAACATTTAATGTTCTTCAACAATTCAGCACTAAAGAATCAGAACCTTTACAATAAAGGTCTAGAGGCGATTGAGGATGAGATAAAGAATGCAGATGATAAAGATGCAGCCAAAAGCATCGCCATAGCAAACATGGCTTATCTTGAATCGCACTCACGGTCAACACAGCGCAATAAAGAGACTGTACTAGGCAAAGAACCATCCACAACTATCAATAACACCAACGCACAGCAGAACAATGAAGAAAAGCAGATTAGAGTAGTAATCGCAAAATGAGCCAAACAATAGACTTTCACCTGCATAAACGGCAAGGCGAAGCGTTATTAAGCCAAGCAAATGAAATACTCTATGGCGGGGCTGCAGGAGGCGGAAAGTCTCACCTTATGCGTGTACTATCTATCCTACTATGCGCTTCAATCCCAAACATCAACATTTACCTATTCAGACGCAAATACAAAGACCTTACTCTTAACCACTTGGAAGGGCAGACAGGTTATCGTGCCTTACTAGACCCTTTCGGCAAGCAAGTATCAATCAATGAATCAAAACTAGAGATCAAATGGAGCAACGGGGCGAAAATACACCTTTGCCATTGTCAACATGAAAAAGATATGTACAACTATCAGGGTGCGGAAATTCATGTGCTTATGATTGACGAGCTTACACACTTCACCGAAAAGATTTATACCTTCCTTCGTGGCCGTGTTCGTCTAGGAAGCCTAACGATTACAGAAGAAATACGGGAGCAGTTCGGAGAGTTCCCGAAGATACTTAACGGAAGCAATCCCGGGAATATCGGCCATACATGGGTTAAGCAAACCTTCGTTGATTATGCAATGGAAATGGAGATCAAGCAGACAGATAGAAGAGACGGCGGTATGCTTCGGCAGTATATCCCCGCAAAGCTATCGGACAATCCTACATTGACAGAAAATGACCCAGATTATGCTTTACGTCTTGAAGGTCTCGGAAACGATGCGCTGGTAAAAGCTATGCTTGAAGGCGATTGGGATATTGTCGCTGGCGGTATGTTTGACGATGTTTGGGATAGAAAAGTCCACGTTATACCATCTGTAAAGATCAAAAAAGGCATGATGATTTACCGTTCCTTCGACTGGGGAAGCTCACACCCGTTTAGTGTCGGATGGACATTGGAGTGTAACGGAGAAGAAATCGAACTGCAAGACGGTCGTAAGATATGCCCTCCGAGAGGATCGCAGATTCGCATAAAAGAGTATTACGGATGGAACGGACGGGCGAACGAAGGGCTAAGAATGTCACCAGCAGCAATCGCACATAAAATGATCGAGCTTGAAAAGTTGCATTTTGGCGATGTGATAGTGCAGGCAGGCCCAGCAGACACGGCAATATGGAGTGATACGATGGGGAAGAACACGACCATCATAGGGGCTATGGAAGCAGCCGTTAAAATGTACGGGCGTTTATTCATAAAGGCAATTAAAGACCCAGGAAGCCGTGCTGCAGGATGGCAAAGAATGCGCGATATGCTGCTATCGGCAATAAACAACGACAGCACACCACACTTATACGTCACTAGCGATTGTCCAAACTTTATTCGTACTATCCCAGTATTACCAAGAGACGAAAAGAATCCTGACGATATAGATACTAATTCAGAAGACCACATAGCAGACGAAGCACGATACATGGCTACCATCAAACGTATCACCTTCACAACATCATACCGTTAAGAATAGTTTAATATTAATGTATGTATAATTTGTTATCAAAACATAGGAGTTTATGATGAAAACAAACATCAAAATGCGGGTAACACCGGAGCAGAGTAAGAAGGTGCAGGAGATTGTTTTTGCCAAAAATGATGAATATGAATATATTGATTATCAAATTGAATTTATCTGGATTGAGCCTGATTTAACAGTTTCATATTCATATGATGAATCATTCTATGTGGAAGAAAGATCAGAAGAAGTAGACGCCAACCTATTCATCAGCACAAACGGAACGTGCGAGGAAGAACCACAAACACGCACATTCTCAACAAAGAAAGAGCTTGCAGAGGCTTTGTTGCGTGGGGAGAAGTGGAGTCCATCAATAGAAGGTTTCGCATATAACCATCAGTTTGCAAAATACAATGAAAGAATAGATGGCAACCCTTTTAGATACGGAGACAATTCATCTGGATTTAGAACATTAATCGTTCATTGGCACTATTGCGACGGAAAAACACTATGGACAAGAGTAAATGATTAATCTAGGCAAAACATATCGACCAAAAGGGCTATGGTGCTATAAAACAACGCATATTATGCCTGTATCAATCGAAGGAAACCTTGTTTGCTACGTCAATGCAGACGGAACCGGAATTGAAAAGGCTATGACGATTGACAGGTTTATGAGTGATTATGAGGAGGCAAAGTGATGAAACTTTTTAAAATTTGGCAAGATGTAAATGATAGTTATGACACTTACGATAGCGCAGTAGTTGCGGCAGATAATGAGAATGAAGCTAAGCATATTTATCCTGCTGGCAATTACTATGAATGGGATGGCGAAAAGTTTTTTTATGCTGCGCCTAATGGAGTAAATTACATTCAAAAACTATATGACTGGACTCATCCAGATAACGTGAAAGTACAGTACATCGGAGAAGCAAGAGAAGGAACAGAGAAAGGCATTATTGTAGCTTCATTTAATGCTGGCTAACTTTCGGTATAATTAAAAGAAAAAAGGCACTAAATGGCCGATTCTCCAAAGTATACCGATAACATTTACAACGTAGCCAAGCCACGACTTGATCTTATGGCAGATGCAACTGGCGGTGTTGAGACGATCCGTAAAGAAGAGCACATTGAGAAATTCCCTGCAGAAAGTGACACATGGTACAAGCAGCGGGTACGACAAGCAGAGTATAACAATGCGGTAAACGAAACCATCGACACAGCAGTAGGCAAGTTATTCCGAAAGTCAATCAAGTTTGACGAGAATACACCGCAGGAGCTAATCGACTGGGCGAATGACGTTGACGGAAGCGGAACAACGCTAAACGAATACGCCAAGCAGGAAATGAAACACGCCATCCGTGACGGACTTACTTACGCATTCATTGACGTTCCTTATGTGGACGGAATCGAAACGATGACCAACGCACAGAAGCAAGCGTTGGGGATAAATCTAACGCCAAGAGTTTCGCATGTTCGATTTGTGGACGTTATAAACCGCTATGTTGATGCAAGCGGCAAGTTGACTAAATGCACGATTGTGGAGAGCGTTACACGACTAAAAAACGGTGCAGAGTTTGAGCAGGAGACAGTTAAGCAGTACCGTGTACTTTATATCGAAGGAGGTGAAGTTTATCAGGACGTATGGGAAGAGTACGACAGCACGACAGGCGATAAGCTAGTAAAAACTGCACTAGACGGGAACGGAAACGAAATCAAGATGCAGCGTATCACTCCGTCAAATAATGCTGGTGAAAAATCAATTAAACTTGTTGAAATACCACTTGTCCCATTATACACTGGAAAGATCGCAGCACACAACGCTAAACCGCCTCTTCTTAACCAAGCCTACACGCTGTTTTCATGGATCAACACAAATTCACAATACCAACGTGCGCTCCAGGACACGGCAGACCCGACATTGCTTGCGGTAGGCAGACAACCGGACGAGAACGGCAAATATAAGCCACTAATCACCGGAACACGAACCGTTATCGATGTGCCGGAAGGTGGGAGTGCTGAATGGCTAGAACTTACAGGCCAATCTCTTCCGTCATTCATCACGAAGCTGGAACGACTGGAAGCCGAACTTGAAAGTTATAAAACATCAATTCAGGCAAAAGATGCAAGCGTATCCACAAAGCAGACAAGCATCGAAAACGCCGACAAGGTATCCAAGCTCACAAATTGGGCTTGGAATATCGAGGATTACATCAACGGAATCCTTAAAATCGTCGGTGCTTACATGGGAGTTGAATATGACGTAAAAGCTGAGTGCAACAAAGACTTCGATGAATACGAGTTGTCAAAAGAGAATAAAGAATTCTTAAGCCAGATGGAGCAAAGAGGCCAATTCCCGTTGAAGCGGATGCTTATGCTGCTTAAAAGAGGCGAGGTGATCCCAGATGAATGGGATATTGAAGAGATCATGGATGAACTTAGTTCACAACCGCCAGCATGAAATGGCTAACCACGGAACAAGCAGCCAGTATTTTTGAAAAGCGGCTAGATTCATTCAGAGTAACAGCGCACTTGGCATATAAACGTGGTGATGAACATTTTAAAAAAGAAAAAAACAAACTATACGTCCGTGAAGATTACATAGAAAAGGTTTATAAGACATGGAACGTATCAGATATTTACGACAAGCTGATTAACAAGTACAAAACAGACTGGAAAATAGCTGAAGCACTTGCCGAAGCTACTTGCACAACGATACCTAACTGCTATGCTATTGTTTCGACTATGTTTTACCAGCGCAGACGGGTTCGGTATTGCAACAGCATTTTAAAACTTTATGAATTGGTAGAAAATGGCTAACAATATTGACGAAACCATAAAACTGGACTCGCTTTTTGAGAGGAGTTCGCTCACAAGCGTAACAGAGTTCGAGAAAGTCCTTGCCAAAACACTGGACAAGATTAACGCCATGCTTGCAAGCGGAAGCGGTACTGAATACACACGCTCACGGCTAAACGCACTCAAAGCCAATATCATCGACTTAATAAATGCCGACTATTCAACACTTGCCAAGCTAATAGCCGAAGACAAAGCGGAATGGGCGCAATTAGCTTTTGATACGCAATACAGCGCATTTGCGGCAGGCGTGGAAGGTGCGGTAGCGTTATCGTTTACCAAAATACCAGAAGCGGCCGTTAAGCGCATACTAGACCCAAATAATCTTGTAATGGGGCAGACATACACCGAACTGATCGGAAAGCTGAAAGTAGCCAACGAAACGGTAATCCCGATCATAGCCGAGGGCGTTACAAGCGGTAGACCCACGCCAGACATCGTTAAGGACATTACTGAGATTTACGGAGGCATCCAACGGCATAAGGTCGATGCACTAGCCCGCACCGTAATCACGGATGCTATGCAACGGTCAAACGAAGAAGCCATAACACAGATCGAAAAGCAAACAAGCGTCGTGAATGTTGCGATATATCAGGCCACGCTAGACCTGCGCACCACGCCTATATGCTCACAGCTTGACGGAACGACATGGATACGCAAGAAAGACGAATCTTTCGCAGAGTTCAAAAGCCGTGTACTTGCACCATCTTCGAAATCTTACGGAAGATCGCCTAACCCGCCCCTTCATTTTAACTGCCGCTCAAAGCTGATATGGTCAACACGTGAGTTTCTAGATGAGTACAAGAAAGGCGAACGTCCAGGAGTCTTGACAACAGCCAAAACAGTAAACCATACTGGCGACAAAAACATAACAGTACAGGATTATTACGAGAAGTACGGGAAACTTCCGCCAACATCAACTAAGTTCAAGATTGATAAAGTAGAGCAAGTACCGACCAAAGTAACGTTTAACCAATGGTTCAACCGTCAGGATGTCAAATACCAACGGCAGTATCTAGGGAATACACGCTACGAGCTATACAAGCAAGGCAACCTAAGCGTGGAACAACTTATGGACGTTAAGAAAAATAAGTTTTACACTATTGACAAGATCAAAGAAATGTATAATATATAAAAAAATAGGAGCGAACTTTGACACTAACTGATAATTTTAGACTGCTAGACGGAATAGTATCGGCTGGCTTTGTTGCTTCGCTTGGATTTATGTGGAACCTATCTAGCGATCTTTCTTCAATGTCTACAACTATCGAGCGAATAGATAAATCGGTAGTAGAGCTAAAGCAAAGCGTAGAGAAACTATCAGATCGTGTCCAATCGGCAGAAGTACAGATCGCAGGAATAGGTGCAGACGTAAAGCACAAAGCAAGCAAGGCAGACCTATTGGAGCTTGTAACGAAGAAATAATAAATGTATATCGATTAAGAATAGTTTAATATAGTAGTTGTTATAATTTATCTATCAAAATATAGGAGATTGAGATGAAAATGAAAAACGGAGTTATCAAAACAACTTGGGAAGGTGGCACAATCCACGCTCCAATTTGTGAAGCACTTGGCTGTTTATTTCTTGATTACAAAATCATTCATGAAGGCACAATAGGTGGCTTTTCCATTACTATAGAAATGGTAGAAACTGGCGATATGTATGACGTATTTTTTACTAAACAAGGAGAGCAGGTGTCTATCATGCCTGCTTGATTATGGAATAAATTATGAGTTGCAATGATTACCACTTTCAAGAAAAAATGAGATTAGCATCACAAGCAGAAAAGGACTTTTTTAAAAAATCTATATTTGACACTACTGCTAAAGATGATTGTTTTCCATTTTATACTGATTTTGAAACAAAAATAGAAAGAAAGTTAAGTAATGTTTTTTCTCAAAGTATTGATGCGCCAATTATTATAAAAGGTAAAGACATTAAAAATTATTTCAGACTGTTTGAAGATGAAGCAGAATATGAGATAACTATAAAGAAAAAATAAACATAGGCATTATAAAAACACTATAATGCCTATATGAAATATCAATCACCGCTAAAAACTCTCAAAACAAACCTAGACAAATACCAGGACGGTCTTAACCACTTCAAAGACCAATTCAACACACTACTAAAAGCACACGGATATAACCCGAAGATCGACGTTATCTACAAAGACGGCAAGTTTATCGTGAAGTCTGATTTGGATGAGGTTATTAATAGAAGATAGAACACTCTAGCGAGTGTGTGTCCTCTCCTTGCAGTGGCGGAAAACAAATGCTTTCATTATATCAACCAAAAAAAATTTGTAAATAACTTTACTGTTCAATATTTAGCCAATTTGTGATTAAAAATTAACCATGCCTTGTTTTTGTTGTAGATTTATTGTGCAATGCGATTGATTATTTATTGAACAATACAACTGATTAAAAAATATGCAATACTATTGTATATTTTATAGACAATCATGCAGTGCAAAAAGTGTGATAAAATAATCAGTGAATGTCGGATGACAAATCAAAGAAACAAGGTAAAGTGGATGCTAGACCAACTTAAAGAGTACATCGGGGATAACGAGGCGGGTTTAAAAGCCCTAGAGGAAGCACAGGCTAAAGTTACAGAGTTGGAAAACTCTAACAAGAAGCTGGCAGAAGGTCAGGAACATTGGGAGCGTGAAGCAAAGAACGCATTCGCCAAACGTGACGAGTTCAAGACTAAAGCGCAAGAGCTGGAAGAAAAACTTACGACCATGCCGAAGGATAATTCGGAGTTCGAGAAACAGTTTGGGCAGCTTAAAAGCGATTACGAAAACAAGCTGCAAGCGTTGCAGATGGAGCTTGGAAGCACCAAAAGCAAACTTGTAGAGACTGCACGACAAGCGGAGTTCGCTAAGCTCAATCTGGCGGCAAAACTGCCGAAGGGTATGAGCGAAGATGCGGTACAAAGCGCAGTAGAATTTATGCAGTACGACCTATCACGGCAAGGCTTAGACTTCGATGCGGAATCGAATAGCTTTGTATTTAAACGTGATGGTGTAAATGCTATTAATCCGGTTACATCAAAGCCGTACACATTGGCAGAGATGGCAGAAAACAGGATTAAAAGCGGTGCATGGGATATGTTTGTCAATACAACTCCAAGCCCCAGCGGAGCAGGAAGAGGTAACGCAGACACAGCAGGCGGTCAGTCTACGTCTAAATATGGCGATAGTATTGGAAAAGCGGATGCAAGCAAACTTATGAATGATGCATTCGGAATTGAATAAAGGTAAAACATGGCAATGACGCTTATTGAAGCCTCAAAACTAGCCGCTAATAACGGTGACGTTTTAAGTGCATCCATCGGTATGAAGTTCGCTAGTGAATCTCAGATTCTCGGCACACTTCCATTTCAGACAATCGCAGGTAGTGCATATCAATACAACCGTGAAGACACGCTCCCAGGCGTTGCTTTCCGTGGTGTAAATGAATCATACAGTGAAAGCACAGGTATCGTTAATCCATTGGTGGAAGGTCTACGCATTTGCGGTGGCGATATGGACGTTGATAAGTTCATCATCGACACGCAGGGCGCACAAGCTCGCACAATGCACACAATGCTTAAAGTTAAAGCAACGGCTCTTAACTGGACTAAAAAGTTTATCAAAGGTGACAGTTCAACAGACCCAAGAGAGTTTGACGGACTTCAGACACGACTAACTGGCGATCAGGTAATCTCTAACGGCACAACAGCGCTTTCCCTTGCAAAACTTCGTGAAGCTATTGACCAGACAGATAATCCAACTGGTATTATTATGTCCAAAGCAATGCGAAGACTTATCACGGCGGCGGCAATGAACACTTCCGTTGGTGGTTTCGTAAACTATGAAACGGACACTTTCGCAAGACGTATCACATACTTTGACGATCTTCCAATCCTTGAAGTTGACCGTGATAATCTTAACGCTGATATTCTCGGCTTTACAGAGGCATCAAGCACTACTTCAATCTATGTTGTAAGTTTTGCGGAAGATGGCCTATTCGGTATCCAGGGGAATACACTGCAAGCACGTGATCTTGGCGAACTTGAAACTAAGCCAGCAGTAAGAACTCGTGTTGATTGGTACAACTCAATCGTAGCACTTAACGCAAGAGCGGCCACAAGACTTTCCGGTATCACAAATGCCGCAGTAACAGCGTAAGGGGGAAATAATGGGTAGAACATTTGACGCAGGACTTGAAGTCCTAGACATTGACGGAGTTACAATCTCCGCATCAGGCGACCAAACAGCAGCGACCGTATCAGGTCTTATCGGTGACGGTTCATACGTTGCAGTTATCAATGTAATCTCAAACGGCGGTACTCCTGCCGCAACTGATTACTTTACTCTTGGTCTTGAAGTTTCAAGCAATGGCTCCAACTATTATCCGGTTGGTAACGTTATCAGTACATGGGATGTTACGGCTGCGGCTGCTCAGACTGGAAACTTTGAAATCGCTTTCACTGGAAACCAAGCTATTGAAGCGGCTGGCGGTTCTGCTCCTACAGACGCACGAATCACCGCTGTTAAAGTAGGCACAGCACAAACAAATGTTGTTGCAGGGTGCTACATCGGGAAAGCGTAATGGCTACCTTCATTGACGCAAACGGCAAAGAGGTAGAGGTTAACGAGACGGTAGACATCAAAGAATGGAAAGCCGCAGGGTTTAAGGAAAAAGGCAAGCGGGGCAGACCCGCAACGCCTGGAAAAGAAGAACAGACAAAGCAACAAAGCCAAACATCTCCAAAGCGTGGTGGCGGCCTTATTGAAGAGGACGTTTAACTTTTTATAGGCCATCCTTCGGGGTGGCTTATTAAGGAGTTTCAATGGCGCATCAACCAGGAATACATACTTATGAAACAAGAAGCGATGGGGCAAGCCCTTTACTTGTAAAACTTAGTGATACAAACGAGGGTATTTCAAAAGTTGCACTTACAGACGGCTACGGAAACCAGATAGAATCTTTCAAGGGAGGGCTAACGGTTCATTTAGGGCATGGTCACAACTTCCCTGTAAACCAGTTTTTTTACAGAGAGACGAACGACGCAGGCACAGCGGTGTCTAACCAGTTAGCATCAGCTACAAACGTAGATGACCGCACCATTACTTTGGACGATGCGACAGGGTTTGCTGTTGATGACTATATCGAAATAAACACTACCACAACAGAGAGAACCTTCCCACGGATAACCTCTATTGCTACAAATACGCTAACCCTTGATAGGCCGCTTGATTTTGCACACGACGCAGGCGACACGGTTACC